GCAAACCTATAACTATGGACAAGTAGAAGTAGCAAGCGAAGTAGGCTGGGAGGACTATAAGAGAGTAGCAGATGAGATAATGATAATGTATGAGAAAACAGGACTTCTTCATGGCTACAGCTTCAACTCTTGGAGTGATGTTGTAGAATACGATGAGCAATTCGTGGAAGAGTGGTTGGCTTCGCCTCAAACCTCCTTATATTACAGCCTTCAAGTGATGGGTGACGTACAAGATAAGAGCGATGCGTATGCAGCATTAGATCAAGAAGACGTTGACGATTACTTGCAGGGTATTTTACAAGAAAACCCTATTACATGTGATTGCCAAGAATAATGAAAAATCCTTATGAAAAATTACTCAATAGAAAGAGAACATGGACACCCGTCCAAACTACAGCTGGTGAGCTTAAACACGGAGCTGAAGAGGCCATCTACCGTGCTCTCGCAATACGCCATATGGAGTTACCAGTTGGCGAGTTTATTACAGAGGCACTTGAAAAGGAGGTTCCCGAATCTGCACGGACTCTTCTAGAATCAAACGTCAAGGATGAGGTCAAACACGACCTCGCCCTTGGCTATATCACCAATGCCATAGGCGTTGATGAGAAAGCAGAATATGAGGCTCTCAAGCTACGTGATGCTTGGGAATCTCACCCCGATCACACTATATTAAAAGCATTAGTAGCCGAACGTGCAATCTTCTTTGTTATCCTACCTTTTTTTAGGTTCTGTGGTGATGCTGGTCTTAGGACGACCTCGGCAGATATCTCAAGAGACGAGCAGATTCATGTTGCCTGTAATTCTCTCGTTTGTTCTGCTATGGGTCTACGCCCTAGTAATTCTTTGGACAAACTTAGGAAGGCCACAATTAATTGGATATTCCAACCTCTAGGTATAAATACTACCGATAAATATTTGGACAAAAATTTTTGGCTGGATTCATCAGACCGATTAATGTATGAGGGCAAAGCACCTCAACTTTCTGACACCAGATCAGCTCGAATGCCAGCTTTCTTTGAACATGCAAACACAAATCTACCCCAGTACGCTTAACCTCCACACGGAGAAGCTAGAAAAATTAATTGAAGATTTAGAAAATCAATTTCCACCTCACACCATCCATCCAAAAGAAGAAATCAATTCTATTATGTATAGAGCCGGACAAGCTAGTGTAGTAGAATATGTAAAAAAATTATTAGAATAATAACATGTGTTTTGTTAAAGTAGCATCACCTTCTCCACAACCATCTCTACCTCCTATATCTAAGAGGAACCCTGACTTAAGTGAGGTTGCTCAACTACCAGAGAAAAGAGATTTAGTCGATCAAGATGATGTAACAGGTGTAGAGTATGGGTCAAAAAATAAAGCAACTTCTCAATCTAAAGCCCAAGGAGCTAAAGCTTTAAGAATAAAATTAAATACAGGAACCCCTACAGGAGGTGTTAATACAGGAGGTACAGTAGTCTAATGTATTCAGTACCTGCAAGTCAAAGATACTCTCAACTATCATCAGGAAGATCTCAATTCTTAGACATGGCAGTAGAGTGTTCAGAATTGACACTGCCCTATTTAGTACAGCATGATAACGCTACTAAACAAGGCAAGAAACATTTAACACAACCATGGCAATCAGTGGGTGCCAAGTCAGTTGTTACACTAGCAGCAAAGCTTATGCTTGCATTGCTACCACCACAGACAAGCTTCTTCAAACTACAAGTCAGAGATGATAAGTTAGGTGAAGATATAGACCCTGAACTAAGAAGTGAACTCGATCTATCTTTCTCTAAGATGGAGAGAACTATCATGGATTACATAGCAGCATCTCAAGATAGAGTTGTTGTTCATCAAGCATTAAAACATTTAATTGTCTCAGGTAATGCTTTAATATTCATGGGTAAGGATGGTTTAAAACATTATCCTTTACAGAGATACGTAGTTAATAGAGATGGTAATGGTAATGTAATTGAGATAGTTACCAAAGAATTAATTAGTAGAAAGCTGTTGAAACTTGAACCTAATCCAACAGATAAAGTTAATCAAAATCAAACAGGTTCAGATGGAGATGACGCAGAAGTATACACATGCGTTAAGTTAGATCCTAGCAGCGGTAGATGGAACTGGTATCAGGAAGTTGATGATCAAATCATACCTGAAAGCCGTAGTTCAGCACCAAAGAATGCTAGTCCCTGGCTTCCACTTCGATTCAATACAGTTGACGGTGAAGACTATGGTCGTGGTAGAGTAGAAGAATTCATAGGAGATCTTAGATCACTCAACGGACTTGCACAAGCTCTTGTTGAAGGATCAAGTGTAGCTGCTAAAGTTATATTCCTAGTCTCTCCTAGTGCTACTACTAAGCCTCAGACTTTATCTAAAGCTGGTAACGGAGCAATCATTCAAGGTAGACCAGAAGATGTTGGTGTCGTACAAGTAGGTAAGACAGCAGACTTTGCTACTGCTGCACAGTTAGCATCAGAAATAGAAAGAAGAATACTAGACGCTTTCCTTACATTAAACATAAGGAATGCAGAGCGTGTCACAGCTGAAGAAGTTAGGATGACACAGCAAGAACTTAATGAACAGTTAGGAGGATTATTCTCACTACTTACTGTTGAGTTCCTTGAACCATACTTACGTAGAACCTTATTAGTATTACAACGTACTAATCAGATACCTAAGTTACCTAAAGAATATGTTAGACCTAAGATAGTTGCAGGTATTAATGCACTAGGTAGAGGTCAAGATAGAGAAGCTCTCACTGTCTTTATAACATTAATATCTCAGACACTAGGGCCAGAAGCTTTGATGAAGTATATTAATCCTGATGAAGCTATCAAGAGATTGGCAGCAGCTCAAGGTATAGATGTACTGAACCTTGTTAAGACTCAGGAACAGTTACAACAAGAGATGGAAGCAGCACAGCAACAACAGATGCAAGCCTCTCTCACAGAGCAAGCAGGTCAGTTTGCTAACGCACCAGCTATGGACCCATCCAAGAATCCAGAAGCTTTAGAGCAAGCAAATAGAATAGCTGAGACAATGCAGCAAGGAGTAGAACAACAACAACCACCTGAAGAATAAACATGGCAGAAACATTAACAGTTAATACAGATGCACCTACAGAAACAGCTACTGATACTGTAGAAAACTTAACGCCAGAGGAGCAGGATTCTCTGGCTGTTGGTTCTGAGATACAGGAACAACAAGAACAATTATATGCTGGTAAGTACAAGTCAGCAGAAGAATTAGAGAAAGCCTATGGAGAACTCCAGAAAAAACTTGGAGACCAAGGTACTGAAGATAGCGGAGAAGCTGGGGACACCCAGGATACTGCAGAAGTGGAGTCCGAAGAAACTACAGAAGAAACGCAAGAAGCTTCACCTCCTACTGCAGCGGCTGAGTTAATACAATCTGCATCAGAAGAGTATTTCAATAATGATAATAAACTATCTCCTGAAACTCTAGAGAAGTTCTCTTCCATGAGTAGCAAAGATCTTGTTGAAGCATACATGCAGGTACAAAGTAACTTACCTCAAGGTGATCTACTAGATAATGCAGGTGACATCAGTGATGCTACTGTAAATGAGATCAAGAACTATGCTGGTGGTGAGAAGTCCTACGACAACATGGTTGAATGGGCTAGTAACAATCTCGATGAACAATCAGTAGAAGCATTTGATAGTATCATTAATACTGGCAGTGTTGATGCAATTAAACTTGCAGTCAATGGATTGAAAGCTCAGTATGAAAACGCAAACGGTTATGAAGGTACAATGGTAACAGGAAAAGCACCCGCACAGTCAAAAGATGTCTATAGAAGTCAAGCAGAACTAGTTGCTGCTATGAATGACAGAAGATATGATAATGATCCTGCTTATAGGCAAGACGTTATCGCTAAACTAGAACGATCAGACAACCTATCATTTTAAATCATGGGACAATACGGACCTCCAACAAAACCACCTAAGCCTCCTATTAGTAAACAGCAACAGAAAAATCGTAAACAGGGAATACGTGCTACGGAAGCACAATCTGCAAAAGAATATCAAAGACGAAATGCAGAGAGAATGAGACAATTAAAGTATAATCCTGATGGATCACTAAGAGATGCACCTGGAGCTAACGAGTA